TTAATAGAGATTCTAAAACCCCTTGTCCAGTTTGCGGTAAGATATTTTTTAAATCTACAGATGATGTCTGTATGACAAAATATGAATGCTGTTTTGACTGTTATGTCAAGTGGGTAGAAGGTCGCGAAGAACGATGGCTTAAAGGATGGAGACCAGATGAAATTCACAATCGCAGAACTTAAACAAATTATTAGAGAAGAAATGAAGCAGGTGCTTGAGTTTGACGCCACCGCCGCCGCAGAGGTCGACGGAAACATCGATGATGGACAAGAAACAGCACAAAATATTGCTTCGGATGCCATATCAGATATTGAGCGCGCCGCGTCAGCTTCTGGCCTCTCTGTCGATCAACTCATTCAAATGGTCGTGACTCACCTTGCTGGCCAACAGTAAGATCTACCATTAAGCAAAAAGTATACTATTTAATAGAAGGAAACAAATACAATGGCTACAACACTAGAAATTATCCAAGGAATCCAGCAGGCTGCCGCTAATGCCTACGATGGTGCCCTGGATGAGAACGGCGATCCTGTTAAGGTTGGCCTCAAGCGCGAAGAAGGCAACCCCCTTATTGATCATCGCGTAATGGATGGGTTTAATGTGGGCTTCTCTGGTAAGAGAATGTGTCTTTCCTATCACGCAGAAGTTCGACTAAAAGAAGTTTACGGTGGCAACTTTGAGTCTGATACTGAGCAGATGATCGAAGACATTGCAGGTTTCCTAAAGAAAGAATACAGGAAAGTAACTGGCAACAGCTTGTCACTTAAGGCCGTTGGAGAATGCGACATGATCGTTCAAAACACATCAAAGGTCCGCACCTGGGTCCAGGCACGTAAGCACTATGAAATCGGTTCACTTAGTGAAGTCGAAAATGTTCCAATGGAAGACGATCCAGAGCGCGAGATTGATCCTGATTTTGAAAAGTTTGTTGCTCTTGGCGGCCTTGGTAAGAGAGCAAAGAACGATAAGCGATAGCCTAATGGCAACTCATGGCTCCTCTGTCTAAACAACAACAAATTAAAGAAATCATAAAGAGTGGAAAAGACCCAAGCTATTTTCTTAGAAATTACGCTAAAATCTCGCACCCTCTACATGGTTTGATTCCTTTTAAAACTTATGGATTTCAAGACGATCTGCTGGATGATTTTAACGATTATCGTTTTAATGTTATTCTAAAGGCCCGCCAGCTGGGCATATCTACAATCACAGCAGGCTACATCGTTTGGCTTATGATGTTTCACCGAGACAAGAATGTCTTGGTAATGGCAACTAAGTTTGGAACTGCGGCAAACCTTGTAAAAAAAGTAAAAGCAATTGTTGAACACTTGCCGCCATGGATTAAGATTGCTAATATTAAAATTGATAACAGAACTTCTTTTGAGTTAAACAACGGTTCGCAAATTAAAGCTTCCTCGACTTCGTTTGACGCTGGTCGTTCGGAGGCTTTGTCTCTTTTGGTTATTGATGAGGCCGCCCACGTTGACGGCCTTGAAGAGTTGTGGACTGGTTTGTATCCTACACTATCTACTGGTGGTCGATGTATTGCACTATCAACTCCGAATGGAGTTGGAAATTGGTTTCACCAAACGTACATTGATGCAGACGAACAGAGAAACGATTTTCATCCAACATGCTTATCATGGGATGTTCATCCCGAGAGAGACCAAGCGTGGTTTGAAAAAGAGACAAGAAACATGTCTCGTCGTCAAATTGCACAAGAACTTGAATGCAATTTCAACACATCAGGCGACAGCGTAATTCATCCCGATGACATTAACTTTTTGTTAGAAAACACAAAAGAGCCAAAGTACCAAACAGGGTTTGATAGAAATTATTGGATTTGGGAAGAAGCTTTGCCCGACAGTTCTTATTTATTGGTAGCAGATGTCGCTAGAGGCGACGGCGCTGATAGTTCGGCTTTTCACGTAATTAAGCTGGAAACCATGGAGGTCGTTGCAGAATATAAAGGAAAACCTACAATTGATGCGTATTCTAAGATATTATATGATGTAGGCTATGAATATGGAGAATGTTTATTAGTTGTTGAGAATGCATCAATTGGATGGTCAGTATTAGAAAAACTTACAGAACTCGGATACGCTAATCTGTATTATTCTGTTAAAGCAACACACGAATATGTAGAGCAATATCAAGCCGAATCAATGACTAATGCAGTGGCTGGATTCACCACTTCTTCAAAAACTAGACCATTAGTTATTGCAAAATTGGAAGAGTTCATCAGAAACAAACTAATTAGATTATATTCTAGTCGAACTGTGGAGGAGTTGAAAACATTTATTTGGTATAACGGCAAGCCCCAAGCCATGCGCGGTTATTCAGATGACTTAGTAATGTCACTGGCTATCGCTTGCTGGGTTCGGGACACAGCTTTATCTGTCAATCAAAGAGAAATACAGTATCAGAAAGCAATGATGTCAGCGATCACTACATCTAGCAGAAAGCTTCATACAACGATTACAGGAATGCAGGGCCACAACCAAGTAAAAGGTGACAACATGACAGCAGATGCAAAAAAGCAAATAAAAGAATTTATGTGGGTATATAAAGGTTAAACATGGCAGACAATACAAAAAATCCAAGAAACAATCAATCGAACTTGTTTAAGAGGCTAACGCGTCTCTTTTCGGGTCCAATTGTTAATTACCGTTCGCAATCTGGCCGCCGCATCAGACGCCAGCATCTAGATAAGTACGCGCACACCTTCAAGTCTGCCAGTGGGCAGCAATTTAAAAAGTCAACATATAATCCTCTAGAGAGAATTTCTCATGAAGCAATCGCTAATCAGCGAAGAGCGGAAAGATACGTTGACTTTGACCAGATGGAATACATGCCAGAGCTAGCTTCGGCGCTTGACATCTACGCAGATGAAATGACAACTTCGTCAGATCTATCGCCTATGATTCGCATCACATGTCCAAACGAAGAAATTAAAGCTGCACTTACTACCCTTTACATCAACATCCTTAACCTGGACTCTAATTTGTTTGGGTGGTGCCGCACAATGTGCAAGTATGGCGATTTCTTTTTGTATCTTGACTTGGATGAAAACATCGGTATTCGTACTGTTCTGCCGCTGCCACCACAAGAAGTTGATCGCATGGAAGGTACAGATGCAACCAACCCCAACTACCTGCAGTTCCAATGGAACTCAGCGGGCATGACCTTTGAGAATTGGCAGATTTCACACTTTAGAGTTCTCGGGCATGACAAATATGCACCTTATGGCACATCAATCCTAGAGCCAGCGCGCCGTATTTGGCGCCAGCTTACGCTTGTAGAAGATGCAATGATGGCCTACAGAGTGATTCGCTCGCCAGAGCGTCGTGTGTTCTATATTGATGTCGGTCAGGTAGCACCTGCTGATGTTGAGCAGTACATGCAGAAAATCATCACGCAGATGAAGCGTCACCAAGTGCTAGATTCAGAGACCGGCCGTGTTGACTTGCGTTATAACCCAATGTCAGTCGAAGAGGACTATTACATTCCGATTCGCGGTAACAACTCAAATACAAGAATTGAAAACCTCCAGGGAGGTCAACATACTACGGCTATTGATGATGTTAAATACCTAAGAGACAAACTGTTCTCTGCGCTAAAAATTCCTCAATCATACCTTACAATGGGGGAGGGTGCTGAAGAAGATAAAACTACACTAGCACAAAAAGATATTCGGTTTGCACGAACTATTCAAAGGCTGCAAAGAGTAATTATTGCTGAGCTAGAAAAGATTGGTATTGTACATCTTTATACACTTGGGTTCCGTGGAGATGACTTGCTTAGTTTCAAATTGTCTCTTAACAACCCATCACGAATTGCCGAGATCCAAGAGCTTGAGCACTGGCGCGCTAAGTTCGACGTTGCAGGCGCTGCTACTGAAGGATACTTCTCCCGCCGTTGGATTGCACAGCATCTATTCAATATGTCGGAAGAAGAGTTCTTGCGAAACCAGCGCGAGATTTACTATGACCGCAAGTATGATGCCGATCTACAAGCAGTTGCTGAAGCAGCCGCAGCCTCTGCAGCGGGCGCCCCACCACCACTGGATCCTGGCGCTCCTGATGCAGGTGGCCCACCTCCGGCCGCTGACCCTGCTGCCCCACCCGGTGACGATCCAGCAGGAACACCTCCTGAAACAGAAATGCCACCAGATGCCGGTGCAGACCCAGCACCAGAGCCTGACACTGGTGACTTGTTGGCCGCACCTCCTGGCTCTAGGCCATCTCCGCGCATTACTCCAGGCGCCAAAGGAAAGAAATACTATCCAGTTAAGTCAGACCATCGCGACATGGGCGCTCGCCGCAGATCATATAAGAGTATGTCCACACCAGAATTAGGTCAATTTGATCGTAATACAGGGGCTTCAGAATTTCGTTCGCTTTCAAAGGGAATATTTACTGAAGAAGGCTCTAATTATAGTGATAAGGAAATCTTGCAAGAAAATAGATTATTTGAGATTAACAATGAAGTTAGAACTCTATTGGCCAATCTAGAGCAAAATTCGGAGAAAAATACTAATGAAGATGAAGCATAATAAAAAGCGCAACACAGCAATCTTATTTGAGATTTTAACACAGCAATACACAAGAGCTGTTATAAATAAAGATGATGCTAAACGCGACAAAGTTGTTAAGACTTTAAGAGAGCACTTCGCGTCAGATAAAGTACTTGGAAAAGAATTAGAGCTATACAAAGCTCTTTACGAAACTAGAGGCCTGAACAAAGATTTATCCGAAAGATTATTGCAAGAAGTTTCCAGAGCCTACTCCGCCTTGAGTCACAAAGAAGTTTATGACGCACAAACAGAAGTTATCAAGCAAATCAATACAGAAATTGGACAAGATAGTTTTCAAACCTTTATTCCAAATTATAAAAGCTTGGCTTCCATTGCACAACTCTTCGACCCAGAGGTTAAGCTAAAAAGTAAAGTTTTGCTCGAACAAAAAATTGTTGACTATATGTCATCGGAGGAAGAGAAGTCAGCCTCTGAAATGCAGCCTATTGATAACATTGTGTATAACAAATTTGTTGAAAGATTTAATGAAAAATATGGCGACCACCTGTTAGAAGAACAGAAAGAGCTTATCAGTAAATACATTTCATCTTTCGCTGACAATGGCATTCAGCTAAAGATTTATTTAAATGAAGAAATTAGTAGATTAAAGCAGCAAATGGCCGCGTCTTTAAACATAAAAGAGCTAAAGGACGACAATGATATGTTAAGCAAAGCAAAGAGGGTGCAGGCACTACTAGAAGAAACCAGTCAGCGCCCAACCGATGTAGAGCTAGTGACAGATGTAGCAAAGATTCAGGCCCTTGTGCAGGAGATTAACAGCTAATGGCCATCAAAATCAAAATCGGAAGTAAGGAAGCTGCTCCAAAAATTGAGCGTAAGTTTGAATTAAAGATTAGAAAGTCGCTTGAAGGCAACTTAATGATTTTTGATCATGCCGATATTGATATTGTAATTATGCCAACACAAAATAAGGTTTTGACGTTTCCCAAAGAGACTATGACTGATGCGGCATACGGTGCTCAAAATAGATTGTTCGCTCATTTAAGAAGAAATCC